ATGCAAACTAAAGTTGATTTTTTCTTTCAGATTCTTTATATTATTCTTGTTTTATCCAAAAAAAGAACTATGATAGAAAAAACACTTATCATCTGAGGAGGACCTGCAGGATTAACTGCTGGAATTTATACCGCAAGAGCTTGAATGAATCCTCTTCTTTTTGAAGGATTTATGGCAGAATGAGTAGCTCCAGGAGGGCTTTTAACCATGACAAGCCAGGTGGAAAATTTTCCCTGATTTCCCGGATGAATTCGTGGGGGGCAATTAATGCAACAAATGAAAGAACAAGCTCTTCAACAAGGAGTAAGAATTGTAACAGAAACCGTCCAATCCATAGATTTTTCTCAAAATCCCTTCAGAATTTCTACAGGAAAAGAAGATTTTTTCGCACAAAGTGTTATTATTGCAACAGGAGCCAAACCAAAATTATTACACATTCCAGGAGAGAAAATGTTTTGGCAAAGAGGAATCAGCACCTGTGCAGTTTGCGATGGAAATTCTCCTCTTTATAAAAATCACAAAGTGGCTATTATCGGATGAGGAGACGAAGCAATGGAAGAAGCTCTTTTTATGAGCAATCTTGCAAAAGAAGTCCAGATTATCACAAAAAAAACTACTCTTACCGCCACAAAAACACTCCAAGAAAGAGTACAAAAGACTAAAAATATCTCCATCAAATTTCATACAGAACTTCTTGAAGCTAAAGGAGAAAAAGTTTTAAAAAGTCTGATTCTCAAAGATATCATTACAGGAAACGAAGTTGAGGAGGACTTCCAAGGAATATTTTATGCTTTAGGAAGAAATCCGAATTCTTCTCTCTTTTTAAATCAAATCGAAACCGATAATGAAGGATATATCGTTATTCATGGGAAAGGAGAAACTTCAAAAAAAGGAATTTTTGCAGCAGGAGAAGTCTGCGATTTTACCTATCAACAAGCAATAACTTCAGCAGCACAATGATGTCAAGCAGCTTTCGGGGTAATCGAATACTTCCAAGAAATTTGACAAGAGTAAGTTTTTTCTCTATAATTAGAAAGAATTTATTTCTTTCAAAGATACAATGAGAAGAAAATTTTGAATCTTATTAGGAATAATCTTTTGACTTGGGATCACTATTCCGAATACACTTTTTGCATACGATCATCTTTTGAATTGTGTATGGGGAGAAGAATCTTGTAATGAAAATTTTTACAAAAAATTTATTGATTTTTTTGAAGAATTTCAAGACAGATACGATCTCAGTGATGGAGAAGTAAAAAGTCTTTTTTCTGATGATCAAATTCAAGAAATTGTGAAAGCATTAGAGAAAAAAGATGCAAAAAAAGCTGAGGTTTTCCACATATTTGATCTTATCAATGACATTCATTCCCTTAATAACTGGGAATTTAATGCCTTAACAGAACACGATAACTATGATAAAATTCTTGCTTACATAGAAGATATTGAAGATTCTGTTGATAATCCTGTAGATTTTAAAGCATATAATTATGAAGCTCGTAATTGTAAAATATACAGAATTACCTATCTTCCAAATCAAAAAGCCTATGTATCTCCTGATTTCAAAAAAACAGAATACTTTGTATCAAGTAAACACCTCGAAAGATACATTGAAACCAAGAATCCTGGAACTTGTAAAATTATTCAAAATTTTACTCTGAATACCACCTTTGATAACCAAGGATCAATTCGTTTCGTTGCACCAAATGGAAAAATCTATTTTCTAAAAAAATTAGGAGATCAACGATATACTGAGGAGATGGCAACAATTGATTACTATGACTCTCTCAATATGTTAAAATCCTACTTAAGAGTCAATAATCCACAAATTAGTTTATAATATTTTCTTCATTAGAAAGACAGCATCTCTGCTGTTTTTTTTTACGAAAATAAAAATAAAGAACCTAAGCTCTCCATTCTTCTGGAGCGAGTGACGGGACTCGAACCCGCAACAGTCTGCTTGGAAGGCAGATACTCTAGCCAATTGAGTTACACTCGCATTCATTTACATCTCTCTTATATTTTTTCCGAAAGGAATTTCAAGAGATTTTTCACTTTTTTTATTTTTTTCTTTTCATCTGGGCGTGGCTGGGCTCGAACCAGCGACCTTTAGGTTTTTCACGCTCAAATAGCCTACCAAAAATCGTAAGTAATCAATTTTCAACTAGCTATATATTTGACTGATGAGATTATAAATAACCAAACATCAATTTCAACCCTTTTTTGAGTGAGCCATTTTATCAAGCCAGAATTACCCCTTTTCAACTACCAACACTCAAAAAAGTTTTAGGGATAGATTTTCAGATACCCCTTTAAACTTTCGGAAATCATAGTTTCACACCACCCCACTATTTTTAAAAGAAAAACCCTGATGAAAACCAGGGTTTATATTCTTTTTTAATTAATTCTAAGCAAATAAATTTTTATGCCTTTCTTCTAAATTAGAAGCTAATACATGGCAATATCATTCAGTAGTACTCAGATTAGAATGTCATAAAAACTCTTGTATCTCTCTAATATTCACTCAAGCTTCTAATAATCTAGTTGCGAATGAATGTCTTAAAGAGTGACATGTAATCCTCTTTCAAATATTAAGTGCATCACTATATTTTTTCATCAATTCACATATAGTGACTTTCTTTAAAGGTCTTCAGAATGTATATCATGAAACATGAGATATAAAGACATAATCAGAATCTTTTCATTTTAATCATGTCCATTCAATTGGCTTTTTTCTTTCTTCTTCATATTCTACTAATAACTCTTGAACTGAATCAGCAAAGAAAACCCAACGATCTTTATCTCATTTTCATGTAATTCTAGCTTTTCATTTTTTTATATCACTTATCTTTAGAGATAACATTTCTGATAATCTCATTCAAGATGTGTATCATAATCTAACTAATAATTGAGATCTTAAAGCATTAATTCTATACTTTTCGATCTGCGGAATAATATTGTATAATTTCTCGAATTCTTCTTCAGTAAGGACATCCATTATCGGAGACTTAACTCTTTTTTGTTCTATCTTTTGATAATCTATTCCTATATTGAATATTGAATTCATATAACGTAAGAAGCTTTTCACCGCAGTAATCTTTGATTGGATTGTAGAAGGTGAAATAAAAGGTTTAATAGAATAATACATCGATGTATGAGGAGTTTTAGTTTTATTCAACTGAGACATCCAATCTTCTATCATTTTCATAGAAATATCTTCATCTCTAAGATTTGATACTCAGAGTCTATCTCTCATAAACTCCATGAACATCCTAAAATCGGCAGTATAATTTTTAATAGTATATTGTGAATAGCGGTGGTTAACTAATCGAGAAGCCCATCCCGTAACCAAAGTATTTGTGAGTTCCATCTTTAAATAATAATAAGAAATAAATGAACTCGGGCATAGGGCTATTTATGTGCTATTAAATTATAGGAGTTTGTAAGCCAAATTTCAATGCATTTTTGTACTTTTTTTCTACAACCTCTTGATTTTGGATTTTTATCCTATACAATATATCTGCACAATAAATGAGGTATTCCTAAACCTCCAAACCTGTACCCGATAGATTTTATCGTGGTTTTTTTCATTTTGGAAGAAATAAAATAAAATCGTTTTAAAACTCTAATCTTCATGGTAATGGTATCTAGTAACGAAAGAATATTACAGAACAGAGTAAACCAACTAAACGATCAATTATTCGATATGAAGATGCAAAATTTGAGGCTCAGGAAATATATTGATGTATTAGAAAATAAGTTATCAGATAAGGATACTGACTTAATAATTCTACAAAATCAAATAAACTATTTACTGAGACGTAAAAGCCAAACTAAAAAACATAGGATCTTTTAAGGCTTTTCTCATTTTGCACATTGTTTTTCCTTAAGGTTTGGAGTGGCAGGCCTCACCACTCGTTATTCAATTGAACCTGCATACAACCTAATATTTCCATATCAGGATGTTGGCAAATTTAAATATCTAAATATTACAAAATTTTTCAATCTGATTTTGAAAAATGTACCCAAAAAAATGAGTGCCACTACTCCATGAGAATGATATCTAAAATAAATCAATGTATTTTTTGACAAAAAGATTATTACAGTTAAAAAGAAATGATATTTAGATATGAACTTATGAAATTTTACATTTTTTGACAATTTATCATGGAAATACAGAATATAGAAATATCAAAACTTATCCCTTATGAACTGAATAATAAGATACATGATGAAACTCAGATCCAGAGAATTGCTAATTCCATAAAGGAATTTTGATTCACTCAGCCAATCGTTATTGATAAAACAAATATTGTAGTTATTTGACATTGAAGGTTAGAAGCTGCAAAAAGATTATGATTGAAAGAAGTCCCTTGTATCATAAAGGATGATTTATCAGATACTCAGATTAAAAAACTCAGATTTTGGGACAATAAATTAAATGAATCAGATCGGAATGTTGAAAATCTAAAATTAGATTTAATGGATTTAGATGATATGAATTTATGAGATTTAGAATTCTCAGTTGAAGAGATCATATGAGAATCAGATTCTCCTGTTCATGAGAAATGATGATTTGAAAATAAAGAATACTGAGTAAATGATCTATGAACATTTGAGCACAAATGCCCCAAATGTTGATTTGAATTTAATTCATCCGATGAAAACTAATGGATTATAAACGGAATTTATCAGATTTAAATAACGTGAAAAAAAACTGATATAAAGTTTTTTCATGTTTTTCCTGCTGATGATGAAGCTCCATGTGATACAAAAATGCATGATATGATGTAATATGAACATGTGAAATAGACCCGCAAATGCACAATATCTACATCAAGAACTTTGGTAAATGATATAACTATTTAATGGGAGTACAGGATTTCAAAAAGATTCCTGATAGTGAATTACCTTCAGATTTATTTGATATTGATTTATTAGATTGATCTCCTCCATGCTCTACATTCTCAGTAGCATGATTAAGAGAGAAATGACGATGAAAAGAAAAAGTATTCAGGGAAGGGCAAGCCAAACAAATACTATCAGATTTATTTTTTGATTATTTGGATATCGTAGAAAAATTACATCCTAAAGTGGTAATTGCTGAGAATGTTAAATGAATGCTTAAATGAAATGCTAAGTGATATTTAAAGTTAGTGTTTGAAAGATTCAATGAGTTATGATATAATGTTCAATTATTCCTGCTAAATTGAGCAACTATGGGATTACCACAAAAAAGGGAGCGTGTATTTTTTACTGCATATAGAAAGGAATTCTGATTACCAAAACTCAGATTAAACTTTAATGAAAAACCTATCCTGTTTAAAGAAATTAAAGATACATCATGAAAGATTGATAGACCCGTGCCAAAATCTGTATCTATCAGAATCAAATATGCAAGGTATTGAGATGATTGATTAGATAAAGCTGATTACAGATATAGATGATGAAAAGCATTCTTTAATGATGTATGGCTATATGATGATAAAGTTTGTCCAACTATTACAGGGCAAGATAAAACATTAGTTTGGTGAGAAAATAGATTTTTAAATAATTCTGAGTTAATTCTTGCTGGATCATTTCCTCAAGATTATGATTTTGGAGATATCCAACCAACATATCTAATCTGAATGAGTGTACCCCCATTAATGATGTATAAGCTAAGTAATGAAATCAAAAAGCAACGATTAGATTTAATTTATAAAACATCAAAATGAGCAGAATAAAAAAATTTTGAGCTCTTTATAATACAGTCTGATGATGAGAATGAGAAAAGTGTTTATATCCATCAAGGTTGGACACATATGGACAATGATGTTCTCATAACTGCTCCTATTGTTATGCAAGAGCTCTCCTGGATTTTAGAGGGTTATGGCATCCGAATAATCCAAAGTTTATAGACTTAAAAGAAGCATATAGAATCATTGCTACAGAGATTCCAAAATGACAAATTACAAGACTTTGATGAATGACTGATTGTTTTCAGCCTGTAGAAAAGGTTCATAAAATAACCTATAATGTGCTTAAAGCATTCAAAGCATGTAAAAAACCATATCTCATTGTGACTAAATCAGATTTAATAGCTACTGATGAATATATTCAAGTATTAGATAAAGACCTTGCCCACATTCAAATAACTATTACATCAACAAATGATGAATTAGCAGCTACATATGAACATGCTACAAGACCTTCTGATAGAATCAAAGCTATTGAGAAACTTTGGAAATTATGATTTGATGTTCAAATTAGATTATCTCCTTATATCCCTCCATATATAGAAACCAGTAAAATCAATGATATTAAATGTGATAAAATCATTGTTGAATTCTTACGTGTAAATCATCGGATTCAGCAACGATTCAAAATAGACTACTCAGATTATACTCATTCAGAATGATGATATCTACATTTACCATTAGAGAAGAAAATTCAGTTAATCAGTAAAATCAAAAAGCCTCAGATTTCTGTATGTGAAGATGTAGATTTACATTACAAATATCGAAAAGAAAACTTCAATTTTAATCCTGAGGATTGCTGTAATCTCAGAAAATAATCAGATTTTTATTTATTATTTTTAAAAACATGAAGATAATAGAAACAGATATTAATAAATTAATTCCATATGAATTTAATAATAAGATTCATGATGAAACACAAATAAACCGTATAGCAAATTCTATAAAGGAATTCTGATTTACTCAGCCAATAGTAATTGATAAAAATAATGTAGTTATCATTGGACATTGAAGATTAGAATCAGCTAAAAAACTTTGATTAGAAAAAGTTCCATGTGTAATATTGGATGAATTATCAGATAAGCAAATTCAGAAATTAAGGATATTGGATAATAAGCTTAATGAATCAGAATACGATTTAGCAAATCTAAAAATGGAATTAGATTCTTTATGAGAATTTAATTTTTGAGATTTAGAATTATCTATTCATGATTTATTTCCTGAGTTTGATGTGCCTGAATTTGATCCAGATGAATTTGAATGAAAAGAAAAGGAAAAGAAACTAAGTGTAACTGTTTATGTAGATGATGAAGAACAATTAGAAACATTAAAAAATGATTTAAGTGATTTATGATATACTAATTACAAATAATTATGGCTAAGCAAAAGTATGATTGGTATAAGCTCAAGCTGGAATTCTTTCAGTCTGATTTTGATGATGTTAAGTGATTTTTGAGTGAATTATGAGTGAATTATACAACAGGCTGAGTTGCTAAGCATACAAGATGATGGACAAAAGAAAAACAGGAATATAATCAAAAAATTACAGAAAAAGCCTTAGAGAATGCTCTAAAAAAACAAGCTAAGGAATTAGAAATTCCTATGGATCAATTATCTAAGGCTAAAAAGAATGCAGTTATTAAAGCAATTAATGTGATGATGGAGGATAAGTTATCAATGGCTGATTCAGAAAGAATTATCAGAATACTGCGTACTGAAATGTGATTACCTAATACATATTCAAGAAATGAAAACATCAATGAAGAAAGACAAGAACTTAATCAGGATGATAAAGATTTAATTGATGAATATTTCAGAGAAAAGAAATGAAAATAAATGAGCTTATCAAATATAATCAAGTAGCAAGGAAATATTATTACAGCAAAGATTTCTTTTGATTTTGCCGTAACTATTTTAGAGAATATTTCACTTTTACCACTCCTGAATGTTTGATAAAAATCTATGATGCTTTAGAAGAATGAAAAAATGTTTTTATTGAATGATTCAGATGATGTGCAAAAACAACTATTACTCAAATGTATGTGGCACGATGTATAGCCAATAAATTTAGAAGAAATATAATGTGGTATTCTCAAACAATAGATAATGCTACTGAGAATTTAACATACATTGCTAACTCATTTATTTGAGATACAGAATCATGATGAAGATTTGTTAGAGATTATTGAAATCTTTATTACCCTGAAACGATTATAAAACAGGGGCAAAAAAAGATGAAAAGAGTAGATAAGTTCGTTACAGAAAATGAATGTTACGTTAGAGCCATGTCATTATGAACATCTCCCAGATGAAAAAATTTTACTGCCTCTGATTGAAAATTTAGACCAGACTTACTGGTCTTTGATGATGTTGATACAATAGCATCATGTCAAAGCAAAAAAAAGATAGATAAAAACTTTGAATTCTTATTAAATGAAGTTCTTTGATGAACTACATCAGCAACTCAAATGATATTTCTTTGAAATACAATTTATGAAGATTGATTAGTTCCCAGATTTAGAGAACACATAAAGAACGATAAGAATTGGCTATCAATCAGAATTCCAATTTATGATAATGATAAAATTGTTTGGGATAGATTTGTAGCAACTGATGAAGAAGCATTAAAATTAAATGAATGAATAAAAGAAGCTCATAGAAAATACACATCATTAGAAAGTGAAAAAAGAAGACTTTGAACCATATCATTCAATCAGAATTATCTGCTAATTCCTTATGTATTGGGGCAACATATCATAACAAGAGATATGATTCAATATGATAGCAACTGCTTATCATATACTTTTGATAGGATCGTTATTTGAGTGGATCCTGCAATATCTACTAAAGAATGAGCAGATAATTTTGCTATTTCAGTTGTATGATATTTATGAGAAAGAAGGTATGTATTGGAATGTATAGCATTAAATGGAAAAGATAAAGATATCTGAAGGGCTACAAGTGTTGTAAAATCCCTTTATCAAAAACGAAATGCTAATTTCGTTGTAGTTGAAACTGTAGCATATCAAGCTGTATTAAAAACAGTATTTCAGAATATGTGATTAGCAGTAGAAGAAATCAAAACATCAAAGGATAAGAGAACAAGGCTCATGGAAAAACAGATATTATTTGAAAATCATAGAGTTTATTTCTATCCAAAAACTACTGAAGAATTAGTTGATGAATTACTCATATTTCCAAATTGAGAACATGATGATAGAATTGATTCTTTGTTATTTGCTTTAAAAGATTTACCTGATATAAACATTTATTTCATATAAAAAGCTTTATGGTTTGATATATTACTCCAGAATATCGAGAACCTAAACCACCTATATGATGGCCATTATGAAAAATGGAACTTTTTTACAAACAATCATTCAAGATACAGTGTTTCATTTATATGAAATATACACTCAAATGGCCAAAAAAACGAATTAAAAAATATATGTTTTTAGTTTGAGATGATACTTACTACAAATATGACCATATAGCTAAAGAAATTATCAAAGAAGCTTTTAAGTGTGAATAAAAAAACACCAAAATTGGTGTGATTTATATCCAGATTTTTGATTATTATTATCAATAATGAATAATAAGGGCATAAATTTATATCATAACTGATTGATTTATGCCATTCACATGAAAAAAAGTCTGAATCTGAGTAGCTTTGGAAACTACAAGAGGAGAAAAAAAGCTACCTATTCAATACCGATTTCCACGAACTGATAATACATTTTCTGATAAAGCTAATGTAGAATCTGATTCATGAGTAGTTGATACAATTGTTGATTCAATTAATTCAGAAGTTACTAAACAATGGGCAGAATGAACCATTTGAGGACAAGTTTATCCTAATTGAATCTGATTTTTCTTAAAAGCTTTACTATGATCTGTATCATCTGATTGAGATAATGGAGTTTATGAACATAACTTTTCTTTATTAGAATCTAATACACATCCAACTTTAACTGTTTGATGTTTTACTCCTATTTCTTCTTCATCCTATCCTTTAGCAATGATAGAATCTATGGATTTTACGGCTGAGGTTTGATGAAAATTTACAGTATCAATCAATCTAAAATCTAAGAAATGAGAAAGCTCAACTCATATTGTATCCTATACGGATGAATCATGATTTGTGGCAAGTATGCTAAAGGTTTTCTTAGCAGATAATGTAGAATGATTAGATAATGCTAATAATATTTGTCTTCAATCTATCACTATTTCTATCAAAAAAGAAATTAAAGATATTGAATGTTTATCAAGTATAGATCCGATAGATTATATAAATTCATCATTCTCTATTGAATGATCCATGGAGATGTTATTTGAGAATAATACTTACAAAGATTATTTTTTAAATGGTACTCCAAAGGCTTTAAGATTATTAGCTGAGGATACAAAGCATCCATATGAATGAGCTGATAATTATCCAACATTCATGTTAGATTTATCAAAGATAAAAATAACTGATTGGACTCCTGCCTTTACTATTGATGATGTTACTAAGCAATCAATAACCTTTAAAGGTCATTATGATGTAAGAACACATAAAGCCATAGAGATTTATTTAAAGAATACTCAAGAGAGTTACTAATTTTATCATTAACTTTATACCGATGCTATTAACAGATAATCAAATAAATGAATTAAAAAATCTGATTTCTTCATTTGATTTAAAAGAAGTTAATAAATGAAGAAGATTCAGAGTTGTTGCTTCTACAGAAGATTCTGATAGAGCATGAGAAATAATAAAAGCTAATTGATGGGATTATAAGAACTTTATGAAAAATCCTGTTATCATTGCTAATCATGTTTATAAGATAGAAAATATCGTAGGTAAAGCCACTTCTATCTATGTAATGGATAATCAGTTAATCATAGAATGAGTATTTTCAGAATCTAATCCTTTATGAAAATTATTAGCTGATCTCTATGATGAAGGAATGGTAAAAACTGTTAGTGTTTGATTTATTCCTAAATCAAGAGATGAATCAAATAAGAGAATTATTACAAGTGCTGAGCTTTTGGAATTATCTTTTGTTGCTGTTCCATGTAATCCTAATGCTCTTTCATTGGATCAGAAACAGTTATTAGAAGAAAACGGATTATTAGAAAAATCACCTTCATTTTCAGGTACGAAGAAATCTGAAAACTCCAGTGATTTATCTGATGATAATATAGATAATTCCTGAGAAATTTCAATATCAAATAAAGAAATACTAAATACACTCAATGATATTAAATCTCTCTTACAGATTTTAGTAGATGACAATACTAAAAAACTATCTGATGCTAATTATATAGCAAAGGAAACTATGCAGGCTATATCAAGGACTGTTAATGTTTGATTAGCCGCATTCAAGAAAAGCCTATAGGTTGCAAGCGGGGCTTTTCTATGCTTTTTATTTATTGTTTATTATAATAATGACACCAGAACAATTAAACCAAATTGCAGATTTAATTGCTAAATCTCTTGAAGATTGAGTACCTGAGGCAGTTGATGCTGCAGTTGAAGCAAGGCTTAAAGAGCTTAATTTATCAGAAAATGCTGATATTAAAGAGATTAAATCTCAATTAAAAGAATTAGTTGAAAAGGCTAAATTCTGATCTTCTAAAGATGAAGATTTAACTGAAACTAAAGAGCTTTTTGTTAATGCTCTTAAAGGATTAAAGAATGGGGACCTTTCATGAATCAAAGCCATGAATACGGGTACTGCTCAGGATTGAGGTTACCTTGTTCATCCTGAATTTGAAAAGTGAGTTTTTAGAATCATGTGAGAATATGGAATCTGGAAAGATTGTAATGTTCAAAGAATGAAATCTGATACTAAATATTTCACTAAAAGAGTAGATGGAGTTCAAGTATTCTATACAGATCAAGCTCAAGCTTATCAGGATACAGCTATGACTTATGATAGAGTTCAAATGATTGCTAAAAAAGTTGGTGCAATTCTTTCTTCTACATATGAATTAATAGAAGATGAAGCTGATTCTGATGAAATATGGGCAGCTGCTCAATTAGAATTTGCAGAAGCTTTTGCTAAGTTCCTTGATACTGAAGTATTATTAGGAACTGGTGATTCTGCTAATAATTCTGAGATAAAAGGAATCACTAACTTAGATAATGTTAATGTTATCACATTAACAGGAGGCATCAATACTCTTAATCATGATGCTTTAATTGATGCCACAAGGAAAATTGATTTAAAGTATAAGAGAAATCATAAACCAAAATGGTATATGTCCCAAGATGCTATAGCTGTAATTGAGAAGCTTAAAGATTTAGATTGAAGACCTTTATACAGAACTTTAGATAATGGAGAAAAGGGATATCTTTTAGGTTACCCTGTAGAATTAACTGATGTTATGCCTTCATGATCTATTGGTTCTGATACTCCATTCATAGTGTTTGGATCATTAAAATTCTTCAATATCTGAATCAAAAGATGATTTACTTTTGAGATGTGATATAAATCATGAGATTGGGAAAAGGATATCAAATCTCTTAAAGCATCAGCCAGAGTTTGTGGTTTATCATTAGTTGATGAAGCTTTCTCTATCATTAAAACAGCTTCTAGTTCTAATGCTAATGCAGAAACTGAGCCAGAAACTCCTACCGTTAATGATCCAGAAATTAATGATGCTAATGATGATGGTGACTAATATGAGGGACTTTTGTCCCTCTTTTATCCTATAATTACAAATCAATGAAATATCAAGTTCTCAAATGAAGAATTAATGGTAAATGAATATGAGAGATAGTAAATCTCCCAGAAAATATCTGAAATGCTTACTGATCTCTTTACCTTAAACCATTAGAAAAGCCAACTATTATTCAAAAGGTTAAAGATTTTACTAATATCAAGAATAAAGCTTTAAAACCTAACAAGAAAGGAAGAAAATAATGACCAGAGAAGAATTAATAGCTACTTTAAAATCATTACTTTGAGAAAATGATGAAACTAAAATCATTGTGTTTATTAATTCTGCTATTGCTTATATTAATTGATATACCTTTCAGAATTACTCTTTGAATGATTTGAATCTGATTCCTTATGATATTTTTATGGTAATTATTGAATTAGTTAAAGATAAATATCATGAAAGAGTTTGAGTAGAATCAGAAAGATTATCAGATTATTCAATTACCTACACTACTAAAGATTTAAGTAATGATGCTAAGATTCTTTTAGATAGATATAGGATTATTTATGTTAACTAACTGCACGGCTGAATTAAAAAGATTGGTTTATGTTAATAATGTAGCAAGGAATAAAGAAACTATTGCTACATATGATTGATATATTACGGCTGTTAGTGAAGAATCTAAATACATGGAAGAATGAAAATTCTGAAAGATTTATAAACTATCAATACAGAAATTAACTGAAGTTAAAGAAGCAGATGAGATAATTATCAATTCTGTTTCTTATTCAGTTAAATGAGTTGCTTATAGGCATTGCTGATGATTATCTTTAACTACTATTATCTTAGAAGAATGACTTTAAGCATTGAAATTAGATGAGCTGATGAAGTAACCAAAAAATTTAAAAATCTGAGTGAAAAAGACCTTAAAGCTGCTACTGAAAAATGGTTAAAAGAATCAGCTATTCTGATAGAATGAGAAGCTAAAAAAGAAGCTCCTGTAGATAATGGTAATTTAAGAAAAAGCATCAAATCAGCTGTTTATCCTGATTATGCTGTAGTTTATACGAATATATTTTATGCTCCATTTATTCATGAATGAACAAAACCACACTTAATCAGACCTGTTAGAAAAAAAGCTTTATTTTGGATAGATAAAGAATGAATGGGACATTTCGCAACTCTTGTCCATCATCCATGATATAAATGAAATCCTTTCTTTACAAGAGCTGCTGAAAATAAATCAGAGAGAATTGTTAATAGATTTTATGAGATAATCAATGAATATATCAATGATTAATCGGCTTAGAGAACAGATTTTATCTGAATTAGAAAATATTGAGTGAATAGCAGAAATTCATGATTGAATTCCTAAAAAATTTTGATGATTCCCTTCAATATTTTTTACTTTTGATAGAATAGAATCTAATGTATCTGATTCAAATCATCATGAAAGAGTTTATTACTTCACAATTAACTTATTTCAAGAAACTACTACTCTTTGAAATATACAATCAGAGAAAAATTTATGTGAATTATTAGATAATGTAATTGATGTATTTGATAGATCAGATTTATGATGATTGACTACTCATATTGAAGCAGTTTGAGGGAATATTCAAGCCGTAGAAACTGATAATGGACCTGCTTTACATTGAATAGTGCTTTTATGAATTCATATTCCATTTACTTTATCTATGTAATAACATGTTTAATCGAATAAAAAACATATTCAAAAAATCTGCATGAAATTCTAATAATTGGATATCGTTTTTATGATGATTTCTATGAAATACATCTATCAAAGATAATGAATATGTTAAGTTCTTTACAGGTTGGCAATATGCAGCAATAACTGCTATTGCTGATTCTGTATCATGATTAAATTATAGGTTATGAGACGGTAAAGATAATGAGATTCATCATGAATATTTGGATTTTATCAATCCTGATTTACTCCAAAATATAGCAATTTTCATGAAAATGACATGAACTGCATATGTTCGGAAAGTAAAGGCATGAAATAAAGTTATCTGATTAGATATTTTATTACCACGATGTATTAGCCCTGTTATTGATACCAATTGAAATCTTTTGTATTGGAATTATGCATGAAATTGAAAATCAATCAGATTAGAAACAGATGAAGTTATGGTATTTGCTGAGTTTAATCCTTATGAAAGATATCCATACATAACAAGATGATATTCTCCAATTCAAGCTATTGCTATGACTGTTAGAGGAGAAAAAGAAATAGAAGATTGGAATTATTCATTACTAACAAATGATGTCCCTCCTGGAATGGTTTTGACTACAGATCAAGCATTAACTCAAGAACAAGTTTTAGCCATAAAATCTAATTGGGAAGCTAATCATACATGAGCTAAAAATGTTTGAAAATTAGCAATATTACCATTCTGAATAAAACCTAATAATGTTCAAGCTTCACCAAAAGAAATGGAATTTATAGCTCAGCAAAATTGGGATAGAGATAAAATATTAGCAATTTATAAAGTCCCTAAAGCCATTCTCTGAATATGAGAATGAGTAAATGTAGGTAATGTAAAATCATTCAATCAGATTTATTCTACAAGATGTATCGAACCATTAACTAAAAAGATATCAAGGGTTCTTAACGATCAATTATTCAATTGAATCTGATTATTTGAATTCTTAAATGTATTACCAACTGATGAAGATCAGGTTAGAGAACATTATCTATCATGATGAATTACAAGGAATGAATATAGGCAAGAACTATGATATAATCCAATTAAATGATGAGATGTTTTCTTTGATTGAACTGAAGCTCAAAAAGAAGAATCTCCAAAAAAGGAGTTTAATATTGATTTCAAATCAATTGTAAAATCTAACATTCCATGGAGTGAATGACGGATGATTAAAAGACATAATCAGAAAAATAATAGATATTTAGCATATGAAAAAAGACTTAGGGAGTGATTTCTAAAGGTATTTTCTAAACAAGAAAAAGCTATTATCTCTGAATTTGAGAGAAAATGATTCATATCAGATAAAGCAATAAAATTAAAGTTAGATAAAAAATATTATGCAGTTTATCAGCTATTTCTCAAAGATACAGTTGATGATATTATTAAATCAGAATGAGAAAGAGCTTCTGAAGAAATAAACTCTAAATCTCCATTTGAATATGATGAAAAAATGGCAAAAAAAGCCAAAGATATGCTTACTGCTCTTGCTAAAGAAGTTGACTCGGTTACAGATAATAACCTACTGAATGCTATATGAAAAGCTGTAGATGAATGATTATCTCCATGAGAAACTAAAGAAGTTTTACTTTGAGTTTTTGAAGATTTAAAAACATCAAGATTAGATAAAATTGTAAGGACTGAATCTATTAGATACTGATCTTTTGCAGAACAAGAAGCATGGATTCAATCATGAGTTGTTAAATATAAGCAACGATGGACAGCTCTTGATGAAAGGACATGTGAATCATGCTGAAATTTACATTGAAAGAAAATTCCTTTAAATGGAAAATTTGCTGAAGATGATTATCGGGATGTTATATGATCTCCACTTCATCCTAATTGCAGATGTGATATGATACCTTGTTTAGAATAACTCCTACAACCTAAAAAATCTGTAAAAAATATTGTAAATATTAGAGTGTTTGATATAAATAAACATATATTTATATAAATTTATACAAACATGATTGAAGCATATAAAAGGAAATATAAATATTGGTCTGATACCTATCCATGATATATTGTGGTAAAACAAGAATGATGTTTTTGGGCTGTTAGATGAGAAGATGCTGAAGTTCTCCATAATCTATTATGATTTAAAGTTGTTAATAATAATTATTGAAAATATGCATGATGAACTAATTTGGAAAACATTATTTGAGCATTAGAAAAATGAAGATATGACTATGTTGTAATTCAAAATGGAGAATGTGTTATGGAAAAAACATTTGATAGATTTATAACCAAATAATCCGAACTGAAAAAAAATTACACTATTCTTTATTAAAAAACTCTATTCAAATTGGAGTGAAATGAAGGAGAAAATTAAACCTTTCTCCTTTTTTTCATTAAAACAAAAATAGTTTTATAATTAATCCTATCTATCATGAAATTCTGAAATTTAGAAATTACTTTTATTGAAAAGTTCACTGTTAGAATCTTTCAAGAGATCAGCAAATTAAATGAAAAATTTAATTCATGAGAAATTGATTCCACTACTCTAACTAATGAACTATTCAAGCTCTTAATTCTATCCGTTAATTGAGAAACTGATAAAGAGAAAATAATAAATCTGATTTTAGATATGGAATCAATTGAAGACTACTCAAAGTTAAATGAAGAAATAGCAAAAAGAATAAATGATTCAGTCAATAACTTAAAAAAAAAGAATTAGAGTATGAGTACTCTAAGATTTTTAAGCATATGTGATGAACAAATAATACAGAAATATTAGCCGTAGAAGTGATGAAATATATGTGATGGTCTTATGATGATTATCTGAATACTCCTTATGATTTAATTCAAGCTATCCTGATTAGAATGGATTTAGAATCTAAAATTAAATAATGGCAAAAAAGAATGAAATTGAAATCCTAATTAATGCTACTGATAATGCATCAAAGCAATTTGATAATGTTTCTAAAAAATCTCAAAGTTTATCTGATAGTTTGAAGAATGTAAAAAAATATTCATGAATTGCTACTACTGCTCTTGTTTGATTATGATCTGTAATGGTAAAACAGGCAACGGATGTTGAACCTGTTAAAATGGCTTTTGAAAATCTAACTAAAACCGTATGACAAAGCTCAAGCGAAATGTTAAATTCATTAAAAACAGCATCTAAATGAGCAGTTTCTGAATATGATTTAATGCTATCAGCTAACAGAGCTTTAAAGTTATGAGTAACAAAAAATACGGATGATATGACTGATCTCATGAAGATTGCAAGGCTTTATGGTCAGCAAATGGGACAAGATGTAACACAATCTTTTAATGATATTGTTACATGACTTTGAAGATGAAGCCCTATGATTCTGGATAATCTATGAATTATTATTGATTCTGAAAAAGCTTATGAAGATTACGCAAAACAATTATGAAAAACTAAATGAGAATTAACTAAACAAGAAAAAACTCAGGCTTTAGTTAATGCTACATTAGTTGAATGAAGAAAAGCATTAGATGAATTCTGAGAACCTGCTCAAACTATGGCAGAAAGATTTGCTGAGTTAAAAAATACTTTTGCTGATACTGCTACAAAGATTTGAGAAGCTTTATTACCTGTAGTTCAAAAGCTTTTAGAAACTATTCAACCAATAATTAATAGAGTTGCTGATTGGATTAAAGCAAATCCTGAATTAGCATCAAAAATATTACTTGTAACTACTGCTATAACATGATTAATATTTGTTATTAGTTCTCTTGCTTCAGTTATTCCTGCTATTACCTCAGCAATTAGCTTTATAGCATCACCAATCTGAATAGTTATTGCTGCAATTGCTGCTTTATGAGTTGCTTATGCTACTAACTTTTGATGATTTAGAGATTTTGTTAATGAAACATGGCAACTGATACAACCTGTTTTAATTGAATTAAAGGATGCTTTTGTAGAATGTTTTTGAGAAATATGGGAATCAATTAAAGAGGTTTATAAACAATTAGAGCCTATTCTGATTCCTATTTGGGAATTCTTTAAAGAAGCCGTTAAATGGACTTTATTATTTGTAGTTGAAGTAGTTAAATCAAGTTTTAAAGCAATAACTGATATTGTTAGATGAGTAACATTAGTTTTTAATGAAGTTATTGATTTCTTTAAGAATGTTTTCTCATGAAATTGGAAATGAGCTTTAGAGAATCTGAATAATATTACTGCTGTTTGGGTAGATACATTAATAAAAGTTTTTGCTGATTTCTGAATAGATTTACCTGCTATATTTGAAACTCTAAAAACCACCATAACTAATATTTGGGATGGCTTATTTTCATGATTGAAAAATATCTGCTCTTCCGCTGTAGATTGGATTTCTTCAAAAGTCCAAAAAGTATGGGATAAAATTCAAGCTGCTAAAGATGCCATAGCTTCACTTTGGGGCTGATGATCTTCATGATGAAGAGCATCATGATGAACAGTTTTAGCTGGTCAAACTTATAGAGTGAATGAGATTCATTGAGAATATTTTACTCCTGCTGTTAATGGTAAAATTAGTTCTTCTCCTCCAATATGATCTCCCAACATAAATATCAGCTTTTGAGATGTGAATGTTAGAGATGAACAAGATGTAAATCTCTTAGTAGAGAAATTAAAATCAGAATTAATCTGAGTTTATCAAAATATTGCTTTATGATATCCTGGATAAATCATGTATAATAGCTTTCTATTTAATACAACATTATACGGATCTCTTTCTACTACTTCTTCATGAGGGGGCTGAGGAGATGTGAGCTTTAAGATTATTGCGTTCAATAATTATGATTTTTCTGATATTATTATTTCAAATATTCCTGATGATTATGAATGAATCAAATTAGATATTCAAAATTATGAGTTATCTTCACATGGGCAAGGTTTATGAAATTGGTTGATTAAGAATAAATCAATAAAAATTGAAGGACGAATTGTAGCCGAAAATGCAGTTAGTCTTGAAGCTAAAATTAACAGAATCAAATCTAAGCTCCTTCAGTGAGAATCTTTATTGTATGTAAAAAGAGAGAGCTGAATTTTACAAACTAAGGCAGTAGTAACTAATATTTCTATTCCAAGAGAAAACCGAACAATTAATACCGTTTCTATATCAGTTACATTCTGAATTTTAGATCCTTTCATGTATAGCTTAGAAAAGCATGAATTAGCTTATTACTGAATCAGTTGAAACTTTTACACATCAATATTCTATGAAACAGGATCTCATCAAGCTAACCCTGTAATTTTTGTAATGTTCGGTAACTGAACTAATGCAAATAATGTAACCATAACCATTTGAGAAAAGATTGTTCATATAAATGAATCAGTTGTATCATGAGATATCCTATCATTAGACTGAGAAAAAGTAGATGTAGCAAAAAATTGAAGTTATTGAATAGATTGGGTTTGAGAATTCTGAAACCTTAATTTTGGAGAAAATCCAATAGAAATTAAACCACAATGAACGGCCAATTATTCTGTTTTTATCCAATATAGAGATACTTATGTTTAATATCAAAGTTTATGATAGAAATTGAACCTTTATTCAAACTCTTAATGAGAAAGAAATTTCTTGTAATTATAATTTTTCTGCTTCTGTTAATTCATGATATTCTTCTCTATCTTTTGAGTATTACTGAGAATTTCAGTTAGATCATAAACAAAGAATTAAAATTTATAAGCAATGAAAAGCTATTTATCAATGATTCATAACATGAATTACCATTAAAGCAGATAAATGATGAAAAAGACAGATTATCAAATCTAGCTGATTATTGGGATTATTATCATTCATTCCTTATCCAAATTGAACTTTAAATATTAATCCATGAGTATTTATCAGAAATGTGTTTTATAATCTGGGGTTTGATACAAGTTCCGTTAGGGATTACACATCATCAATCAGTATAGAATCAAGCAATAAAACTACATTATCATTACTACAAGAAATATTAAATCAGACTTTGGATTATGCTTTTTTCATAGATGCTGATAATAAAGTTTGGTTTACTCCTTATGAGAATCATCATTTACTAACCTATAATGATGATTGTTATAACATAGATTTGAGTGAAGATTCTACAAATTACTTTAATTCAATCACTCTAAAATATGATTGATGACAAGTAGTCTGAAGTGATTCAGATTGAATATTAAAATACTGAGTAAATGAATTATTTGTTGAAGAATCTGATATTAAAGATGCTACTACTGCTAATTTAAGATTAGCATCCTTACTTAAAGAAAAGGATATCATCAGAAATTATAAAGTATCTGTAAATTCAAATTATGATTATTTTTCTATCAAACCATGAGATACTTTATCCGTAAGAAATACGGAATGGATCATAGAAAATAAGCAAGTTAAGAAAGTGAATTACCGTAAAGATACGGCTGAAATAATTCTAGATTCCTATCAGAGTTTAGAGCGTTTTATCATTAATCAAAAATAACCATGTATAATGTAAAAGACAATGCCGAAGCTAAGCTTCAAGTTTGATTATCTTCATTAGCTACTACTCTTGTAGTTGAATTAGGTAACGGAATGTTATTTCCAGAAGCCCCATTTATAGCAGTCCTTAATAAAAGAGATTCAGATTGAAAAATAGTTAAATCTGAAAAAGTAGAAGTTACTGATAAAGATGGAGATCAATTTACTGTTAATAGAGGTTTTGAATGAACTACTCCTCAAGATTTTAACGCCTGAGATTTCTTTTCTTTATTCGTATTAGCAAGGCATATTCAGGATTTACAAGAATGATTAGAAATATCTGCAAATGATACTGCTATTGCTAATGAATATAATCCAAATTCTACTTATTCAGTAGGATCTATCGTAATGTATAAATGAGATAGATATAGATGTTCTACAGCTGTTTCAACTGCTGAGAATTTTAATCCTAATAAATGGACAAAAGTATCGGTTCAATCTAATATATCAACGATAGAAAGTAATGTTTCATGATTACAAACTAACATGAATAATATTCTTACTAACTGAATTCCAACTCAAGTATTAACTAAAAAATATATTATTTGAGAAGCTTTTACTAAATGAGTTCATTTATGATATATTCCAAAAAATGATGAAGATTTAGCAACTGATGCCGCAGAATTAACATGATCTAATACTTTAACCACATATGTTTATGCATCATGAATAGCATCTAATCAGATTTCGTTTTATATTTCCAAATCAGATACTTGGACTACTGTTTCTGATGTAAAAGTAACTGTATGAAGCTTAACTTGAACTGTATCTTTTAACAATATCCAACTAACCAGATGAAAAGTAACAGTAACTCTTAACTGAAATATAACTTCAAGTAGATGAACACAATTAACAATAAAATTTAATCTTACAACTACTACAGCAGATTGAACGATTTATATCTATCAAAATTCTGATTATTATTACCCTTCATGAACAACTGAAATTTATGTTATGGCTAATGATGTAGGAATTCAATCATATGATTGAGATAATTTATATGCTCATTGTGATTATCCTGAAGCAAGGAAAGCTAAAATTACACGGAGTTCTTCAAGAAGTCCCTCTACAGCTTATTCTAATGATTGAGTGAATCGAACAGGATGAAGTGCTTGAACTTGAAGATATTGGAGATTATGTAGATACACAAGAAGTTATTCTGCATCTGATATTAAATTCCGATTTGCTAAATATAAGAGGATAGCTGTTTGGAGTAATAGTTTTGAAAAAGAAGTAGTTTATAAAATGGATACTGGTTATATGCCTTATTGAGATGAAGCAATCTGAAATGAATGAAGTGTAAACTCTGCATCTTATATAACACCTCAAAGATTATACACCACTACTTATACTCCTACAATATCATGAATCTATTATCTAAATAATAACTGGATTATTTATCCATCATTTTCTGATGTTGTTAGTATATATGGACAAAAATGAAAATACTTAGAGGCTAATACAACTTATACAATATATGTTAATTGCTGTTGCTGAGCCTGATCTTCTTGAACTTTCTCATACTCAAAATTTAATATTAATCGTAGGGTTATATCTATGTGAGATATGCCACTTTATCCTATGGCTAATAAATCTTCATGAGAATTAGAATTCTGAATTTATTGAATAGTTTGATATGAATGAGAGCCTGGTTTTATTCATAATCAATTAGGAGACAAATATTGAACTATTAAAGTCAAAGGTATGTTTTGAGATTTTAATTCATGATGATGAAATACAGTAGATGATGTTATGATGGGACTTAGGAATGCTTCAAATATAGCTACAAGTACTAGATATTCTAAAGCCGTTTATTCAAGTGCAAATTCTAATATTTAATTCTTAACTGTTTTAATCATGAGAAATTTTCGAGAAAAAATGAGTGTTACTAAGTTAGTATTTCTGATATTAACTTTAGTTTTATCATTCCAGACTGTTTATCTAACTTTAAACTGAATAGAAACCTCTTTATTTAATAACGCTATGTTAATGGTTATCAGTTTCTATTTTGGGCAAAAGGTCTGAGAAAGTAAGAAAGATCCTTTAATTGATACTAATAACGAAAATGATTGAAAAGATTAAAAACTATCTATCTAATCCTGCTGTTTGGATATCATTTATAGTTTTTGTATTCGGATTGTGATTCAGCTATTCAAAATTGGATAGTAGAATTTCTGCAGTAGAGAAAGCTCAAGCTGAATTAGATGTTGCATATATTCAATCTACTTTAGCCCAGATTCAGACTGATATTCAATGGATTAAGATAGAATTACAAAAATAATTTATATTCTAAAAAATTATCATGTATCCATTCACTCTAAAACTATCAACTACTAAAAAATCTAGATGAACTAATCCATGTAAATGAATTATTATTCATCATACGGCTTGATGAACATTTCAATCTAATATGAAATATCTATCAGAATCTAAAGCTCAGGCCTCTGTTCACTTTGTTATTTGAGAAAATTGAGAAGTCTGAAAGATATGAGATCCTAAAGATATTTTATGGCATGCAGGAAATTGAAGTCGAGGAAATGTAGGAAATGTTAATACTCAATTTCTATGAATAGAAGTAGTTTGATATTGAGAATATAACCTTAATCAATTTATCAGATTAACTGATTTAGTAGAATATCTTATGGGTAATTTCAATATTCCTAACGATATGATTCTTAGACATTCTGATGTAACTCAGGAATCAAAATTCACTAAAGAAAAACTCCTTCGAGATTGAAGGAGAAAAGTAAAGAAATTTGATATATGATTAAGTTTTTTTAGGGATAATGATTGATTTAAGATGTGGAGAAATAAGTTAATTCCTAGAAAAGAAAGTAGGTTTAATTAATCAAAATAATATTATCAATAATTTAACAGACTCTAAAATTTTACATATATTTAAGTATTTTCAGTTCAAATTCCCTTTCTATTTTTAGAAGTTTTCCCATATTTTCTCATTTATAATCATTCACAGAAGTATATGAAAAGAAATATCATTCTTTTCAATCTGAAAAGTATAATTCAGTCACATATCCATGAATAATCGATCAGTATTCACTATTTTTTTCTTCCTCTAATTTTCATATTCATTTTATTTGTTCAATATTATCTTTAATAAATTCTTTTATTATTTCTACCATTGCAACATCAATATTATGATGATATGTCCCAAAAGTTCATCAAAATGTATGACGATTACAAAACTCGAACCAATATCAATGTCAAATTGAATATATAGTCTTAGAGCTTTCATAATCATCTCATCGAACATTTTTTCTAAAAACTATAAGATCTCCTCACTCTTTTTTTAAGTCATTTCTTCTAAGTAGTTTTCATTTTTTTACAATGTTATGTAAATATTCATCTGACATGATTAACTAATTATAATCTAAAATATCATTCTTATATAGTTAAATTATAGTTCATTCACTCTTCTATTAGTTTCTATTAAAAAACCTTTTAATTGTGGAATACTCATCTCATCAGTATCATATTCATACACAAAATCTACAAATTCACTACATTTTTTTGCTGCATAACTATTTCATGTCTTTATATAGTATTCCATTTTTTCTTGAGCATACTCAACATTATCATCAATTCTTGCTAAAATTTCTTCTCTTTCCATCTTATAATGAACCATATAAAATGTTTAAAATTTTTATTCTGTATATAGAGTTTTATAGTATAATCAAGATTAAAAACTCTAAAAGTATTCATTGAAAAAGAAATTAATTTTGATATTAAGAATATAATATATTTATATAATCAAATTTTCTAAATTATGGCTCTGTGGGATTTAGATGATGTATTTCTCTTGTATGATAAACACTGATTTAGTCGTGTAACTTGAGAACACAGAGCAACTAAAAAAAAATATGATAAATTCTGATTCTACAAAGATTGAAAGAATAAAGATACAGGTACCAAATGGGATCCCTTATGATTTGATTGGGATTGATTCCATAAAGAAACATGAACAAAATATAATAATGAATGATACGATAGATATTGAGACAGAGATCCATCTATAAAAGTAGATAAGAATCCAAAAAAAGAAAAAAATAAAAAAGATACCGTATCAAATAATAAAATTACTAAAAAAATTAAAAAAACATCTCACAAAAAATCGAGTAAAAAATTAAGAAAATTCTATAGTCAAAGAATATATGATGAAGACTGATGGGATCAATTCTGATTCAATAAAGCATGAATGCATAAAGATACATGAAATAGATATGATAACAATTTATTTGATATGAATTGACGAAATAGAGATAATATCAATGAATACACATGAACATTATATGATGAATACTGATTTAATAAATGGTGAGAATATTTGGATACATGAAAGGGAAAAGATAAAAATTGACATACTCAAGAATTTTATTGTGAAAAAATATCAAAAAAAAACTGAGATGCTAAAATAGACGATTATTGATATGATGAAGAATGAAAATACCATAGCGATTATGATAAAAAAAGAGTTAGTGGTTATTATTATGAAGAAAATCCAATGCCAAACAATGATAGCTATTGAATAGATTCTGATTGACAGCATGTCTTAATTAAAAAATGGGCCAATAAAACGAAAGAAGAAAACGAAAGAAGGGCTAAGGAATTAGAAGAAATTAGAAAGAGAGAAGAACAAAGAAATGCAAAAAAGGAAGAATATCAAAATAAAATTACAGAATTAAAATCAAGAATTCAAGAATTGAAAACTAAAAAGAGAAAAGTTATTGAAGAAATTTTAGAATGAGAACTAAAATCTCTTAGAAAAGAATTAAATAACTCAGATATACAAGAAATTCAATATAAGATTGAAGAATTGGAAGAACAGAAAAACGAGCTTAAAAAGAAGAAAGATCCATTTAGAGCAAAAAAGATAAATAAAGAGATTGAGAATATCAATAACAGCATCATAAATCTAAAATGAAAGATTCCCGATTTCGAAAAGTGATTATCAAGAGTAAAGTGGTTGGTATCAATTTTAGGGAATACATCAACATTTCAAAATTACGCTGATAACTATAACTATACTGAGATTGATTCTGAAATAAGAAGTTTAAGGAATGAAATAAATCAAATAGAAAGAAACTTATTATTTTTATAATTAATATTCTATAATGGAAAAAGAAAAAATCAAATTTCATCTCCCTGATGCTAGCAAATTAACAAATGAACAAAGAGCGCTGATTAAACTTGATTTAGCAAGTTCAAAAAGAAAAAACTTAATTGTAAAATGATATTGATGAACTGGGAAAACAGTCGTCGCTTATTATAGAGCCCTATGTCGGCAAAATGATAGATATAAATATAATTGAAAATGAGAAAGAGTACTACTTTTGTGTTTTAATAGATTATTAAATTCATTATTAAAATCTGAAGATAATTATCCACTAACTTGTGATGTAAAATATTTACAAGAATTTTATAATTGACTTAGAGATGTCTTAATTTGATATATCAACAGAAATTCTTGATTAGAACCATATGAATGAAAATTATCTTATGATGGTTGATATTTTTACTTTCAACAATTCAAAAAACGCTCTGATTATAAGACAATACATCACTATATTGTGTATAAAAAATGAGACAAAACAATAAGTGAGGATATTAGTTGAACATGGTATTATGCTTGAAATCAATCAAAGGAATTTTTAGATTTATTATTTAATCGATATTTGCAATATAAATGAAAGAAAATGTATAAAGAAATTATTATTGATGAATGACAAGATATTTCAAAGTATATGATAGAAAATCTGTTAAAATTAACTGACCATATATCAATATTTGCTGATGACCATCAACAAATTCAATGATGAGCATCTATACAAGAAATGTCAGAAATTCTATTATCATGATTTGATGAGCCAGAACAATTAACTAAAGTTATGAGAACCACAAAAGAAATATTTGAATATGCTGTTGAAACTTTTTTACCTGAAGATGAACAGGCTCATGGTATGCAAATAGCAAAATGATGTATAAGTATACCTGAATCTAGACCTGACATGAACAGTTGGTATGAAGAAGACAATAACTCTCGATACATAAGTATTGAAAATTTAATTGAAAAATTATTAAATCAAGATGATGAACTGACTGCAAAATGAAAACTAAAAATTTCGAATATAATGGTTGTTTGTCCATGAAAAGTTGAAATTAAGCAATTAAGTAAAATTCTTATATGAGATAAGATTTTACATAGTATATATTATAATTGAATAGAATTTGATTGAACTAATAATCAATTGGCAAGTATTGCTACAAATGATTCATCATGAGATGAAAACAATATCCTTATAACAACATATAAATCCGCTAAATGATTAGAGGCTGATTGTGTAATCATTTATATATCGGATATAGAATATCAAAAATATATGGAATGATGAGATAAATCAGATAATACATTTTATACATTATCTACAAGACCAAAAAGAAAATTATTATTCGTTACAAATTTTCCTTTATCTGAATAATTAAATACCGACAATGGAGAAAAAATGCTTATTAGAAAAGATTCAATATTATATTAATGCTGAAGAAAATTGTTTAGATAGTGAAATTCGTATAGCTAAAAAAAGTAAAAATGTTATTCATTCTATTAATTTAGATGAAATATTTTGACCAGAAGAAAATAATTTAAAAGAAAATAATTTAGAAGAATATAAACCAGAACACATTTCTCATGAAAAAGATTTTTGGAATGAGAATAAAGATTTATTATATGATTTACTAGAAAAAAACCAAATTACAAATTCTGATTTTTTGATTCTAAAAGATGCTATTACCATAATACGTTGAAAATATTTTATGGATGATAACTATCAAACAATAGATAAAGAATATCAAGATATGTGCAAATTCTTTGTAAAATTGCAATTAAAATACAATGATATATGAATATTAAATTTCTTGAGATATATTAATCATGAATCTTGATATTATAAAAGAGTGAAAGCTCTTACATTATTCAGATTATTATCAAACCCAAAACAAGAAATAATATGAGTTCGTGATGAGATATGCTCTTTTTTATATGACTCTATCAAAGTTGAGCCTGATTCTTATGAAATAGCTCAAAATATTCTTAAAGAATATATAGAAAAAGTTTTCACTATTGCATGTACAACATATGATTCAAGAATTGAATTTATAAGTGGATGAGATAATAATTGGAATATTCGATGTTGAAATAATGAATTTGTTGATTGGCTTTGGAAATACATAAATTGAGAAAAAATCGATTCTGAAACTATTTCTATTGAAGATCATAATGATGAAGAAATAGTAGAGAATTTAAAGTCAAAGTTAAAAGAGAAAGAAGATGAAACTGAACAAATAAAAAAAGAACAAGAAGCTATTCTTCAAAAGCAAAAAGAATTAGAAGAACAATTGGATAAAATTAAAGTTTCATACAATGAAGATCTTAAGAAAAAAGAATTAGAAAATGCCGAATTGCAAGCTAAAATATCGTTATTACAACAAGCTAATGAAATAAGTAAACAAAAAGAAACTAAAGAAGATATTATTCCATCAACAGAAGATTTAGAAGAAAAAAGAAGCTATTATCGTATATTGATTGTATGATGATCTGATAAAGCCAACAAAAAATACAATAATCTTTTGAAAAACTGATTTAATTGAGAATTATTTAAGAGATTTAAAATCAAACCAGAACAATTGTGAGAATTATACGGAGATTATAATAAACAAAAAACTCAAAAAGATTTTGCAAAAAAAATTGAAAATGATTTATTGCTCTGAAATATAGATTTTGTGGTCGCTTTACAAACAGATCATGAAACATGATTATATAAATTATTAAATAATGGTGAATTCTTAAGTCGTATAACTTATTTTGCAGAAAGAGAAGAAAATAATCAAAATCCAAAATATAGTGACCAATCATTCACAGAAGACAGATTCTATTATTATTTATGAAGAGCTATTGAAAAATTTGAAAGAGCTGAGAATAACTCCATTGCCTAATTGATTATCTTTAAATCTTTTGTTTTAAAAATCAATAATGCCAAATTCAAAATCATTAATCAATATAAATGACAGAATATCCGAACTCGAAAAAGAAAAATTAAAGCTACAAGCAAAAAAAGATCCACTTTCTGCAAAAAAGATAAAAGCAAAACTTGAAAAAATCAATAAAGAATTGGAAAATCTTAAAAAAGAAAAAGAGAAAATGGAATTGCAAGCAAATAAAGATCCTTTTAAAGTCAAAAAATTAAAAGATAAAGCTAAAAATATTAATAAAGAATTAGAGGAGAAAACATCAGAAGAAAAAATTAATGAGCGAAAAGAAATAAATAAAGATAATCTAATTGAAATAGATGGAAAATTTTATCAAAAAAATAGCATATGGGGATTTGATTGAAGAAATGCTATAATAAAACTTGATGGAAAAGATTATTATATAAGTTACGAATACAATTTACAAACTCGTTGATATGATGAATATTATATATTATTAGATTCTAACCATATAAAATTTAATATTAATTGAGACACTATTTCTTGTGAACCAAAAGATGAACATGATTTTTACAAAGCAAAAATAAATTGAAAACTTTACTCCAAAAATGAACTAGTTAACATTGGTTCTTCTCTATACAGAGAATATAGACCAAAGACTGATTCAAATACGAAGAAAGCTGTTAGAAAAAATAAAGCAAAAGGAACTATACAGAAAATAATTATCTTTTTGTTTTATTGTTCATTTCCTACTATTATAATTTGAACTTTATTATGACTCATATTGGGTATCGATGAAATAGCTCTTTTATGATGGTGATTATGACTTTGAGCCGGAGCTCTTGCTATAATAATTTGAGCTGTAACAAATAAATTGTTTGAAGATTAAAGTAATTGGCATAGAATAAATTTCATTTTTTAAACTTATTAAAAAATAATATAAATATCAATTTATCTGATTAGACAGTAACTTTATCAAGATTAATTTCTCAGTTCATTAGTTTTGGTAACAATGTGTCTCTTATATTAACTAATTTTTCATTCTCTACTAAATTATTTTTAATTTTTTTCATAATTACCGATATTTTTTCTTCAAATTTGGCGTTTATTTCGTCTGTTCATAATATAAAGGATATTTTATTCATATTTTCTTGATTTAGTTTTAATTGTACAGCTCACGTTATTAATGATTTAATATTTATAGTCCTTAAAGCAAAGAATAAATGCTCTGTTGATATATTTGATCACTGAAGTACATGAGCATGATTATTAATTCGATTTTTTCACCATATATACTGCAGAACAGGAGTTCATTCATCTGTCATCACTGTTCAATCTTCTCATATTAAGAGATATGTTCAATCAAATATGTAATCATCAACATAATCTATAATCGAGGTAGCTCAATAATATGGATAGATTCATTTATGTTTCTCCCTTTCCCTGCTGGACATAGGCTTTCTCTTTGAGTCAAAGTTGTTTGATACTTCTTTTAAAGATACAATTTTATATCAAGGTTTAAGATCTTTGTAATATTCATTATATAAATTGTCTCAAATATCGTACAAATTATGGTTTATCTGATTATGTTACATAACTCAAATTATGGTTTATCTGATTATTCACATCTATTTTGTGGTCAAAATGATTTAGTATAGATACTACTTTATTTTGAATTTCTATATCTGGAAGCTCAACTTCAAAATTTTCAAAGCTACTTTTATTAACTATGGGCATGGTAGTTCATCATGCTAATGCTTCAATGCTTTTTGAATGTATTTTTAGATAATAATATAAGTAATCAACATTACAAAATGACTTAATGTCTGTTATTGAATTTATCTGTTGATTTGTTATGGCTTTTTGGGTTGGAATAAATACTTTTCAAACTGTTCATATACAACTAACACATATACTTTTAGTATCAATAATTAAATTTTTAAATGAATCTTTTACAAAATTTGTAAGATATCTTTCAGTAGATTTTATATATTTTGACTGTATGTTCATATCTCTAGGAGTAATGAACAAGAATTCATCATTATCATTAGAAAAAAATTCTGTCCTTTTAGTAGAAGGAGTTTTTCATGTAATTACTCTTCAGATATCCGATAATTTGTATTTAGTCATGATATATTAATTTATCATAAATATTTTCTATGAGCTAATTTAACATTATTTTGATTTACCATTGCATAACCCATTGTTGTATCAATTTTAGCATGTCATAATAGTCTTTGAACTTGTTCTATTGGCATTCACTTATCAATTGCTCTAGTTGCTAATGTTCTTCTAAACTTGTGAGGATAAGACTTATCAACATGAGATTTTTTTCAAATTTTTCTCACAATCAATTCAATAGCAGATATTGTTAATCTTTGATGTGGCTTCCTCTCTGATACGAATAATGCAGCATTACGATCTTTTCTTTCGGTTAGATATTTTTGTAAATGAAGTTTTGTTCTTGCATCAAAATAGACTTCCCTTTCTTTATTACCTTTTCCAAGAACAATACAAGACCTTTCTTCAAAATTGATATCATATCTATTCAAGTTTACCAACTCTCAAACTCTTATTCAAGTTATAAACAACAATTCAATAATAGCAAGATTCCTTATATTATTACAATTATCTCTCATTGTTTCAATATTTTCATCAGAATATGTACATTTAACAACTTTCTGTGTTTTTACTTTATGAATTTTTCTAACAGGACTTTTGATAATATGATCTTCTTCCTCTAACCATCCGAAGAAGCTTGAAAGTACTCTTCTTATATTATCAACCGTAATTAGAGAACATTTATTTCATTCTCTGTAGTTAGATAAATAATTTCTCAATTCTTCTGTTGTAATATCCTCTATTTTCAAATCAATTGACTCAAGAACATTACAAATAATCATTCTATAATATAAAAGTGTTCTTAACGAGCATCACTCAACTTTTTTAGCATCGAGGAATAAATCGATTAAATAATTGTTTTTCATGGTATTATTATTAAAAAATAAAACCATATATTTTAAAAACAATTATTATTTAATGCAAATTTTTACTCATCAACTTCATATTTCAATTCAGCTTGTCTAATAACTTTCTTTACTGCTTCAATACTTTTATCGGGTGGATAATTGTATTTAATCAACAATTTCCTAATCTCAACCCTTATACGAGCCCTTGCGTCTTCTCTTTTAAAGGCATCAAGAGTTAAATTTTCATTAATTATAACAACCAATTCTTTTGCTATTTGAACTAATACTTTATCTTCCATTAATTCTTTTACTTTTGGATCATCTCATAAAGCATCAAAGAATGCTTTTTCTTCAATACTTAAATCAAACTCATTTCATCTATTAATTTCTTCTTCCATATCCTTTTTCAAGTTAATAAGCTCCTGAATTACATTTTCAATATCAGCTATACTAACTCTTTGATTATAAGCATCTGCTATTTTGTTAAATCTATCACTAAATTTTTCTTGTATTGTTACATTTACTTTTCAAATCCTTCATATAGCAGTTTTGATTGCTCTGGCTAATATTTCGGCTGCTACATTTTTTTCTTTCATCTTACTTAACCTATTAACCATTTCTGTACTCAATAAATCAAGCTCATTACTCTTTGATAATTCTCAAAGATTTACCAATTCATCATCAACTATTGCTTGATCCAGCATTTCTGCCACCTTCTTATTAATTTCTGTAACATCTAATTTGTTTTCATGATGAATCTTAGATATAAATGATCTAACAGAGATAATAAATAATACTTTGTCTTTTACTTCATCATCAAGAACAGCATTACACAAAGTAAATAAATTCTTAACGTTTGAAGATATTTTCATAAATCTTTTTTCCTTTTCTGCGCTTGCTAAAATCCGATTAGCTCATCATTTTATAAGTTCATATTTTCACTTACTATCTAACTCTTTGAAATCACTATAATCATAACCGAAGAAGTCATTGTCAATTAATTCTAAATTATCCATCAAAGTTTTTGCTAGGATTTGATTATCAACAATTTTATCCTGATCTCTTGAAGTATAAGTTTTTAAAGCATCTAATAACCAACCTTTTAATCATATATAGTCTACAATTAGTCATCATGTCTTTGTTTTATAAACTCTATTAACTCTGGCTATAGCTTGCATTAAGTTATGAGCTTTCATAGGTTTATCCACATACATTGTTCATAGAGCCGGAACATCAAATCCAGTAAGCCACATATCAACAACTATAGCAATCTTAAATGTTTCATTTGGTTCTTGAGATTTGAATCTGATTTCTAATTTCTTTTTATCTTGCTTAGTTCATATTGCTTTTTGCATCTCTTCATCATCTTTATTACTTGGGGTAATAATCATATGAACTACATCTTTATATTCAGGCTTCAATTCTAAAAATTTCTTATACATAGTATACGCACTTTTCCTTGAATAAGCTACCACCATAATATGATCTGCATCCATAGTTTTCCTTTCCTCATAATGGTTAACGATATCTTTAACTATTAAATCTAACCTTTCTGGATCTTCAATAATTGCCGACATTTTAGCCATCATTTTTTTTGATGTTTCAATTGTATTTTCATCAGCTTCATTTAAATCAGCAAGTTGACTATAATATTTATCTATTTCATCCAATATCTTTTGATTCAATCAAATTTTAGCCATTCTGGACTCATAAATAATAGGTACTGTTGAACCATCCATAATAGCTTGAGTCATATCATATGTATCAATAACATCTCAGAACACACTTGATGTAGATTTATCTTTATTTTCAATTGGAGTTCATGTAAATCAAATATAAATAGCATTTGGTAATGCATTATGTAAGTATTTAGCAACTCAGAACTTCTTATATGCTTTTGTTCATTCACTATCAATTTTTATAACAGGATCTACTCAATAATGAGAACGATGACATTCATCAACCAATACAATAATATCATTTCTATCACTAAATAATCATGATTCTTCTTCAAATTTTTGGAGTGTTGTAAAGAATATTCATCATGATTTTCTTCATTTTAAGATGTCTCAAAGGATTTGCCTACTTGTAGCCTGCTGAGCATCTTGTTTTAAGAAACCGTTACAACTTAAAAAAGTTCAATAAAGCTGGTCATCTAAATCATTTCTATCAGTAACAACAACAATAGTTGGATTTGAAAGTAGCTTTATCATATTTCAACTATAAAATACCATACTGAATGATTTTCAAGAACCCTGAGTATGCCAAAGAATTCAAGCTTTTCATGTTTCTCTTCATTTTCACATAGTAGAACGGATAGCCTTTTTTACTCAAAAATATTGATGATACTGAGGCAATATCTTATAATCATTACTGTATAATATGAAGTTTTGTATTAAATCTAAGAGCCTTTCTTTCTTAAACATTCATTCAAAAAGTGTAGTATGAGTTTCCATATTAGGCTCAACTTTATCTTCTTCATTGATTTTTTTCCAATCAGAAAATCTCTGATAATCACTTGTTATAGTTCAAGCTTTAGCTGTTACTCAATCACTTATAACAAGAAATTCATTATATTTAAAAAGAGAAGGAATAGATATATTTTTATACATTTGAAGCTGGTTATAAGCATCAATTAATTTTACATCTTCATTAGTTGCTGTTTTTAATTCAATAACCACAACAGGAATTCCATTAATAAAAACTACAATATCTGGTCTTTTAGTTTCATGTTCAATTACTGAATACTGATTAATGGCTATAAAGTGATTATTCTCAATGTTTTCAAAATCTATAAGTTGAACATTTTTATAAACATATCCTGATTTTGTTTTAACTTCAACCGGTACTCATTCTCTTAAATATTTATGAAAATCTTTATTATCACGCACTACATTGTTATATTTTGATTCTTTAATCATTTTTATTGCCTCTCTGATACTATCGTCAGAAAAAGTCGGATTTATTTTTTTTAAATCATCAAAAAGATATTGCTCAAGTAGTACTTCATGATAATCCCTATCAACATGATATCCATCCAATGTATCATATTCTAAATCTCAGAATATTCCCATTGTCATGTTTTCTAAATCTTCTTCTGTGAATAACCCTAAAGGCATTTTTTAATTAATTATTGATATAAATATCAATTTATCTGATTAGATAGTAACATTATCAAGATTAATTTCTCAATTCATTAATTTTGGTAATAATGTATCTCTTATAGTTGATAATGATTCATTTTCATTATCATTATTAAACATTTTTTCATAAATGGGCTCAGTAACAAAATTAAATTTATCAATAAGATCCTTAGTCGGCAATACCAATTTTGTTTCACATATTCCCTTAGTTGATAAGTTAACTTGAACTCAGCTATTAGCTTTACTCCTTATTCTTTCCAAGAATTGTTGATTATTCGTCATTGTATATACAAATGGATATCATATTTCATCATATGCTCTTACTATTCAAACACGCTGATTAATGATAAATTCTCCATCTCTATCAATTAAAGCCGTATGTCATAGCAAAGGAGAAACACTAGCCTTCATATCAGTCATACACATCAAAATGTCTCATTTTTTAGATATAAACTTTTCCAATCATATACACTTATCTTTAAGAATCCAACTTTTTGTTTTTGATTTATCAATTCGTCATTCCGTTTTAATATTTCACATTTTAAATATTTTATATGAATTGTTTATTTCTTCATCAGACATATCTTCTGTGTTAAATCAGTATCAATTTGAGAACTTCATAATAGAATCAAATGTAGTTATATTCCAATTTATTGGTATCATTCATAATTCAGATTCTTTTAATTCTCAATCAGAATCAGGATATGAATATTCAACGAATCGTTTATTAAATATTGAATCAATATAATTTTGCAAATTATGGTTTATCTGATTATTCAGAATAATTTTATTGTTAATTTTATTAAAAACTCAAACAATTTTTTGTTGGATATTTAAAGATGGAAGATCTATTTCAAGGTTCTCAACAATTTCTTTTTTTAAATTTTTGAAAACTGATCCATTTGCCAAATTAATTATATTTAATCTATTAATTAAAAACCAACAATACAAGTATTCAATATCTAGTACACTATCATCAAGATTTTCAAAATACAAGAATCAATCATGTAAGCACATATCTTCTCAAAGAAAAACAGGCACTCAGGGAGTAGCTGAATTAGTTAAAATTAAAGTTCATTTTTTTACATATCTTGTATTTTTTAATCATTCAGGTTTTATAAATTCTTTTGTATCATAAACAAACTTATCTCAAATAGAAAAATCTGATATCTTAAGTCGTCTATATCAACTATTAGTTAGATAATCTATTATTGGTCTTGGTGAAGATCCTCTAAATACTTTTACTAAGTCTTTAATCTTCATTGTATTAATAGTTTATAACCTAAGTAAAATATCAATTTATCTGATTAGATAGTAACATTATCAAGATTAATTTCTCAATTCATTAGCTTCGGCAATAAAGTATCTCTCATATTTGTTAATTTTATATTCATTTCTGTATTGTTCATAATTTTATCACAATTAGCTTTAATTAGGCATGAGAATTGCTTCATCTTTTGTTCATCTGGTATAATTAATTCAAAATCTTTGAAACAATTTTTACTCAAATGAAGAACAGTTGATCAAGATACATATTCCAATGCAAAGTTCTTAAAGACTGAAGATTTTAATGTAGCATATAAATAATATTTATCTATATTTATTGGCTCAATTTCTACAACATCCATTGAATATATAATCTTATCAAATCAACCAGTATTAATTATTAATTCAGTATTTCAAACAATATCTGCATTTTGAGTAAGATCAGTACATGCAACCACAATATCAGATTTATTCAATATAAACTTTTCAACATTTTTCAAAGGAGATATTGGTTTAAATCATCAAAGTTTAAATCATCCATTCCTTTCAAAATTTTTAATTGTAACCATTCATATTTCAGAATCATCAACTAACTCTTTTCAAGTATATGAGTATCAATTGTTTATATTAGCATAATCCGTTAATTTACATAATTTCCAATCATTTGGCAAATCTCAATCATAATATTTTCAGAAGTATTCATTAAATAATTTATCATTAATTTGATACAAATTATGGTTTATCTGATTATTGAGTTCTATTTTATTGTTTAATTTATCTAAACAAGTGATAGCTCTTTGCTGATATTCCAAAGGAGGAATTTCTACTTCAAGTGAATTTAATAATCAAAAATTAATAGCAGGCATTGTAGATGAATTCTGAGAAGATCTTAAGTAATTATAAACCATTTCAGAAGATAAATAATAATACATGTATTTATTCAATACTATATTATTATCTAAATTTATTTTAAACATATTATTTGCTATTATTCACTCTTTTCAAATAACAACTTTTCATGCGGTTTGAGATCAATATCTAATCATAACTAAATCATCTTTAGAGGCATAGTATCTATCTCAATAATTTTCAACATATCTTATAGGTTCATTTTCATTTGTAAAATCTACAATTCTTAGGAATCTTCTATATCAATCTTTCTGCTCTGGATACTGATCTCATATTTCAACCTGTTTTCATTGGCTGAAATTTGCAATGTCTCATAATTTATACTTTTTAAACATTGTAACCTATTTCTCATAAAACTTTTTTAATTTCTGCATCCAATCTATTAGATTCTTCCATCTGTCTTCACAACTCTTCTGTTAAGTTCTTCATTTTTTCTTCAAATGGAATTCAGTCATCATCTGGTCATTCTACTCAAACATATCTTCAAGGAGTTAATACATAATCATTTTCTCTAACTTCTTCTATATCAGCTTTTTTAACATATCACAAGGCATCCTCAAAATTATCATTATTTTGATAATCATGGTATGTACTAGCTATTTTTTGAATATCTTCTTTTGTTAATTCTCTTAATCTTCTTGTAACCATTTCTCACATCTTAGAAGCATCTAAGAATAAGATTTTTCCTTTCTGCTTCTTATTCCTATTGATAATCCATATAGAACAAGGGACCGTTACAGTATAGAATAAATTAGCAGGCATTGATACTATACAATCTACAAGATCAGCTTCTATTAAGCCTTTTCTAATTTCTCATTCTTGTCAACTAGCCGAAAGTGAACCATTAGCAAGGATACAAGCCATTTTACCATTCTGAGATAGCTTAGAAACCATGTGTTGTAACCAAGCATAGTTTGCATTGGTCTTAGGAGGTAATCAGAATTTCCATCTCGGATCTTTCTCTACTTTATCTCTATCCCACTCAAGATTAAAAGGAGGATTTGCTAAAACAAAATCAGCTTTTAAATCTTTATGCAAATCCTCAGTAAATGTATCTGCTGCAAATTTACCTAAATCTCATTGAAGTGATCTAATAGCAAGATTCATTTTTGCTAATCTCCAGGTTGTAGGATTTTTCTCTTGTCAATAAATACTGATATTATTCAAATTACCTTGATGATCTTGAACAAATTTCAAAGATTGAACAAACATTCAACCTGATCCACATGCTGGATCATATACTCTTCATGCATATGGTTCTATCATTTCAACCATTGTTCTTACAAGACATGCTGGAGTATAGAATTCTCAACCTTTTTGTAATTCGTTTTTTGCAAATTGTCCTAAGAAATATTCGTAAATTCTTCATAAAACATCTCTTTCAACGGCTTCTTTAGATCAAATTTTAATATTAGTAAATAAATCTACAATCTCTCAAAGATTAACATTTCTCATTGTAGGAGTATTATAATTCTTAGGTAATACATTTTTCAAAGTAGCATTATCTTTTTCAATTAATGTTAAAGCATTATCAATTATTTCTCAGATGTTTGGAGCTTTAGAATTTTCAACAAGATAGCTCCATCTTGCTTCTTTTGGCACATAGAAAATATTTTTTTCAGTATAACAATCTCTTTCTTCTTCAAGTCAGTATCATTCATCAACTAATTCTTTATATCTTTCTTCAAAAGAATCAGAAATATATTTTAAAAAGATTAGTCATAAGATGATAAATTTGTAATCAGAAACTGATACGGCTCATCTCATTTTGTCCGCAGAAGCCCAAAGCTTGTCTTCAATTGCTTTTAGATTATCTTCATTCATTGCAAAAAATTTTGAAAATAAAAATTTTCGTTAGCTTCTATTTACTGTTATTTTGCCTTTTGTCAAGCCGTACTTTTTCAAAAGTACATAAAAAAAGAATCTCCGAAGAGATTCCTTTTGCCACACAAAAATTCCATTATGGACTTTTTGCAGTTAATTAATACTAATTTCTATTCTCATTTCAATCTATCAAATACATTTTTTGGTTTTTCAATACCATTATCTTTTATAAATCTATGAACTCATTCTGGATCATATTTTTCTAATTCATATAAATCCATTTCATATATAGGATATGATACGAATCATGATTGAACATAATCTATTAATGTTCATAAATTATATCTTTGGACAAATTCCTCAGCTCATGGAAAGTTATTAATGTCCAATACACAATATCATTTGTCCTCAAAATCTTTAACAAAAACAGATAAATCTGTATAATATTCTCATGTATCTTTTTCATAAAGCATGATAGCTAACTGATTATTTTGAACATATTCTTCAACTGATAAAAGAATATCTATATCCTTTCATGAGTAATCTTTTAACTTCAATGGATTAAGTTTTTTCATACTAACAAAACACAATAAATAAAAACATATTAATTTATTTCTGTTTTTATTCAATAGGCTCAGCCATTTTTGCTTCTGCTATTTCTTTAGCAGATTTTTCTGGCTTTTTTATTTCTATTTCTTCAGGATTCATAATATATTCATAACATTTTTCGGCATAAAGAACATCTCATTCACAATATTTTTCTATCCAATCAAAATTATTTGCTAATAATGCAGATGCAACATATTCTCATGTTCATTCAGATTTTGGTGATTCTCATAATAAAGTCATTGATAATAAATCTAATGAGCATCAAAATGATGTATGTTTCCGAATCTGCATAACATCCACCATTACATCATCTAACTCCCATGGTTTAACATTAGCAATATCTAATCACATAGGAGGGAGATATCAGTTAATGATATACCTCTTCCAAAGAAAAGGTATATCAAAGTTATAAATATTAAATCATCATAACCTATTCATTTGCTGATGTAAAATAGGAAATACTTCTTCTAATAATTTCTTTTCATCAGAATCCTTAATTGATATAGTTTTTACCTTATCTCATAATTTAAAACTTACACATACAACTTTTGAGAATTCAGGATAAACTGAAGCTTTTTTAATGTATCAATTGAATGTTCATTCGATTCATTCATTAGTTTCAGATTTCTTTTCCCATAGTTTCCTTTTAGGATAAGTTGCTCGTTCAACCTCCGTTAAACATTCAGGAGCAGTTTCTATATCAAACCATAAAATATTTTTATTGTCCTTCATATTTCTTTTTCATCCAATCATATAAAATATCAAAATTTTCTTTATACATTCAGAATTCTACAGTTCAATTATTTACTAATTGAGTTGCACATTGCATAGCACATACAACTAATTGAGCATTTGCATTATTACTAAATCATCATGAATATTTTTTCCTTTCCTTTCTTTCTACAATATTTTTAAATCAATTCTGATCTTTAATCACATAAGTTAATTCCATTCAAACAGTTACTCAGTCCTCAGACTTTTTAAGCATTGAGCCTTCATCTCAATTTTCCATTTTAACTACAAATCTAAACATTTTTCACATTGATGTATCTACTTCTTTAGTAGAAATAATATTTGCAATTTTTGATGTTCTTTCGTCCATTTTAATAATTAATTAAATAATAAATCAGTAATTTTATCATTTGCATACTCTTGTCATTTAGTCTGCTGCAGTCAATAAATATCATCTTCACATACTCATCTTTCAGTCATATCAACATAAAACTTTTCATCCAATAAGTCCCTGAAGAACTTTTCTATAGTTTCATATCATTCTGCTAAATCTGTTCATGATCTAATATCACTAATTGCTTTTCGCAATTGTCTTTGTTCATATATTGTCCACCTCATTTTAATCCAATGTTATGAAATAAACTATACCATAGCCGTTTTCTTGCATAAACTCTCTCTGAAATTTTGTAAATTCAAACGAATCTCATTTCTTTCTTCTTCTGTAAGTTCTTTAGTTTCCTCAATTTTAACTTCTTGCTTTTTTCTTCATGTGAAATATTCATCATCATATCTTCATTCATTTAACCATCATTGTGGCCATTTAATAAATTGATCTTCAACTTTTTTTAATCTGATTTCTCTTGCATAATCTGATGCTTTTTGAGTTATGTAATCTGAATCAACTCATGAAGCTATTCTTTTATTCCATGCTTCATATGCTTTTACTTTTCATTTCTTTTTTGGATAAACATTCCAAAATTTCTCAAATTCTTCAGAATAAATTTTCCTTGCTCAAACGGCAGTTTGAGTATTATTTATTTCTTTTTTTTGTTCTTTGTTCATCGTTCTTTGTTCATTGTTCGTAGTTCTTTGTTCTTGGTTGTTTTGGGTTGTTTTCTGGTTGTTTTCTGGTTGTTTTAACATGTTTTGAAGGCTCTTAACTGCATTTTGATTTCATTTAGGAGCTCATCATTTCTTTCAATTTTCTATAGCAGCTTTAGCAAGCTTAACTGATTTGTCTACTGAGAATCTAGATCATTCAAATAGAGCATAAGCGATTGGATCATCATCAAGTTTTGGTTCAATACCCATGAATGCATATTGCATAATAGCATCCAATGTATTTCATCTTACTTCTTTTGGAAATTTCGCCAAAATCTCGTATTGATCCGCAAAATATTGGATATACAT